GTAAATAGTGATCCAGAAACAAAAACTGATATCACAGCTAATATTAATTCAAGAGGAACATTGTCTGCCACTTATCAAAACTACGGAGTATACATTACAGGCAACATAGCAAGGCTTGTTGACAAACGAGAAGTTGGAACAACCAATTGGCAAACTATTATCGAATCGTATCCAGGAACATATACTGCTGGATTAAGTCAAATACGTTTAAGAACCGAATTAGGAAGTTTTATTGTAGGACAAATTACATTAAATCCTATGGACGAAACACAATTAACAATAACGTGGGATAGCGACACACTACCAACTGGCGATGTTGTTGAAGGTCCTGCACGTAATAGTAATAGTTATACAAGTTTTGACAAAATTGTTGAGCCACAGAATTATAATCCAACAGACGATAAAGTAGCCGGATTTAGAATACTGTTATTAGAAGCAATTAACACTAGTGAAAACGTTGGCGGTAGTGTTGGCGATACACCGTATAACTATACCTATGACGGTCCTGATGCTTGGAAAAACAACGATGGAACTGATTTTGTAGCAAACGCTAACGATGTTATTGAGTGGGACGGCACTGCTTGGCAAACTGTAATTGATTCAACTGACAGTACAAACGGTATTAATCAGAAGAATTTAGCAACAGGTGTAATTTATACATGGACTGGCACAGATTGGATTAAGGCCTACGAAGGCGAATATTCACATGGTACATGGCTAATACTACTTGACGCATAATTATATGTATGAGCAAGATTATATGTAGCGGTGCGCTATTCTATACATTGGATACTAATCGATTTTTATTCTTACATAGAATACAAAGTAAGAATAAAAACGTTTGGGGGTTAGTTGGTGGCAAAAACGAAAAAGAAGAAACACCGTGGGAAGGCTTACAAAGAGAAATTTCTGAAGAAATTGGAGATGTACCTGATATTGTAAAACTTATTCCATTAGAAACATTTGTTAGTAACGACGATACTTTTAATTTTCATACATATTTGTGTGTAATTAAAGAAGAATTTATTCCAAAATTAAATGATGAGCACGACGGCTATGCTTGGGCAACTTTTAGCAAATGGCCCAAGCCGCTTCATAACGGATTAGCAAATACACTTCGTAGCAAAACTAACCAACAAAAATTACAAACTATTTTTGAACTTATCAAATTCATTGCGTAGCCAATTAAAGTCATTAATTTTTACTAGAGCTTCTAATTTGCCTCTATTAGATTCTCCGTATTTTTTGCCGTGATTAGCACCGTTAATCGCCGCATTGCCAAACTGTTTATCTTTGCCTCTAGTACACCATGCATTTAATCTAAATTCTGTTTCTTCGTCTAACTGCCCATCGATTGCTCTTGAGGCAAGTTTTACACATTCTCTAAACGCACTACGCCATGTACTAAATTCATCTGTATTAAATTTAGTAATATTACTAATACGATTGATTGTTTTAAACAGTGGACTAATACTAGTTGTCATATCTGGTTTGCTAGTATCCATATTTAATGTAAGTTCTCTTGGAAGTAATTTTACAGCACCGTATCCGTATATCAATCCGTTTACTGGATTTTGTGATTTCCATACATGTACAGTTTTTCTACTATCAGGGTCGTATGCCGGCACGTAATAATCAAAGTTAAAGTTTTCTACTATTTCGGCATCAGCATCAACAATCCAAATCATATCAGTTTTACACAACTTTGCAGCTTCAATGTGTGCAGCATGAATACCTTCTACTCCATGTACACGTTTTGCACGAGGAAATCTATCAGTTAATAATTTATAATTATTATCTGCATGTTCTTCATCTTTGCTAATAAACACAATATCATAAAGTGTAGGTGTACTTGCAACTACATTGTATTCTTTTTTGTTGGTTAAGAAACGCATATCTATTTCACGCTGTGTAACTGGACTAGTTTTACTGATTAGACTTATCCCGTCTCTAGCATCGCCATTTAAAAACACATGATTTGTTTCTCTTTCAAACCATTGATTATGTGTAAAATATAAATCAAATTTAAAATCATCACTTACATTTACTTCTGGTGGAATCATCCAAAACATTTCTGTTTTAGATTTCTTTATTGCGTTTTCATAATCTTTGTATGTATTAATAACAAACTTTTCGTATTGCACAGGACCACTAGCAACAACATCGTGTTCTTTCCTACGAGCAATTAATCTATGTTCAATTTCCTTTTCAGTTAACGGAGCGTGTTTAGTACATAAGAATAATCCATTGTGATAATCGTTATCGTCTACTCTATGTATAAACGTATGATTTATTGTTCTATCATAGCTGTTGTGTCTACTAAAATATAAACTTAAATCAAAGTCTTCATTAATTTTAATATTTGGAGTTGTTGCCCAAAACATCTCTGAGGGCGATGTATCATATGCATTAAGATAATCATCATAAGTTTCAATATTATAAACTGGAAATGGTTTTGGCTGACTTATAATAACATCATGTTCTTTTCTATGAGCATACCAACGGTGATTAATTTCTTGTTCCGTTACAGGCGAATGTGTTGAAAATAGTGCAACACCATCCCAATGTTCTCCGTTTTTAAAGATATGTGTAATATTTCTATCGTAAGTATTATCATGTGTAAAGTATAAATCAAATTCAAAATTAATATCAACTTCAACATCACTAGGTATTGCCCAAAACATTTCAGTTTTTGAATTTTGCATAGCTGCTAAGTAATCGTTGTAATTGTTTATAACAAACTTTTGATAGTTTACAGGAAAACTTGCAATATCGTCCCAATGCTTTGCTTTTACTAAATGCCTATGTTCAATTTCTTTTTGTGTAACTGGTGCGTGTTTACAAAAACAAAAACATGCCATTGCGATATTCAAAGTCTCCAACCAAATGTACAAATGTATGATTAATATTTCGATCATAAAAGTTATCATGAGAAAAATAATATTCGCTTTCGTCAAATTCTGAAAAATCGATATTATTACTATATCCCCAAAACATTTCAGTATCGCTATTTTCCATTGCGTCAAGGTAATCGTTATAAGTTTCAACAAGGAACATATTATAAATGCATTCTTGACTGGCTTCAATATCCCAATGTTTAGCATCAACTAAGTGTCTATGTTCAATTTCTTTTTGTGTAATTGGTTTATGTTTACTTAATAAAAATACTCCGTTGCGTGTTTGTTGACCTTTTGCATTGTGAATAAATGTATGATTTTGAAATCTATCGTATGTATTATGATGATCAAATGCTAAGTCAAAATCATAGTTATCGATATTAATATTACGACTTACAGCCCAAAAGAGTTCAGTAATACTTTCGTCCATTGCTTTTAAATATTCGTCGTAGGTATCAACAAAACATATATCATAGTCGCCATATGAGCTTGCTACAATATCCCATTCTTTTGCATTTACAATATGCCTGTGTTCAATTTCTTTTTGTGTAACTGTCTTATGTTTGCTAAACAGAAAATAACCATTATAATCAACGTTTTCGTAACCTTGATTTAAAAACGCATGATTCGATGTTCTATCATAACTGTTATTATGAGAAAAGTACAAATCAAAATCAAAATCGTCATAGTCTTTTAGGTTACTACCAACGCCCCAAAACATTTCTGTTTTAGAGTTTTCAAGTGCATATAAGTAATCGTCGTAAGTATCGATAACAAATTTATTATACACAATTACGGTACTACCTAATGTACTATGTTGTTTTACTTTTGCTAAATGTCGGTGTTCAACTTCTTTTTGTGTAAGTGTGCAAGTTTTGCTACATAAAAATAGACCATTAAACAAGTATTCATTATCATCAATTTTGTGCAGGTAAGCATGGTTTATATTTCTGTCATATGTGTCTGTATGATTAAAAACAAAATCAAAATCAAATTGACTAGTATTAATATTTCGACTGCTCATCCAAAACATTTCTGTTTTAGAATTTTCAAGTGCATACAAGTATTCGTCATACGAGTCAATTTGAAAATACTCATATGGCGCTGGTATACTAAACACTGTATTGTGTTCTTTTCTATTTACAGGATGTCTGTGTAAAATTTCGTTTTCAGTAAGTGTAATTTTTTTAGGTATAAGAAAAACACCGTTGAAGCATATTTTATCATCACAACTGTGCAAAAATGCATGAGTTTGATTTCGATCAATTATATTATGGTGACTAATGTAAAACTCGTCTAAGCACTTTTGATATATTCTAAGTTGCGGACTGCTCATCCAAAACATATCAGTTGTTGAGTTTTCTTTAGCTTCTAGATAATCTTCGTATGTTTCTATTTCAAAATAATCAAATGTTTTTGGAGTACTATAGATTATGTTGTGTTCTTTTTTTTCTGAATAAAAACGGTGTTCAATTTCTTTCCTAGTAATTTCTATATTTTTACTGCATAGTGCTACACCGTCATATGTGTTGTTATTTTTAAACACATGTGTAATATTTCTATTATACATATCGTGATGCGAAAAATATAAATTTAGATCGTTTGTTAATTTTACATCATCTGGAACACTCCAGAACATTTCTGTTCTGCTATTCTTCATTGCACGTTTGTAATCTGAATAGTTATTTACTACAAACGTATCAAACTTTTTTGGCAGACTTGCTACTACCTCGTGTTCTTTTTTTACTCCTAAGAATCGATGTCTGAATTCACGCTCACTAATTCTACAATATTTGCTTAGTAACATAACACCATCGTAACTATCACCGTTTAAAAAGACATGATTTATATGTCTATCATATTGATTGCTGTGAGGTATATACATAAACTCAAATTCAGAATTTATATCTACATCATCAGGTATCCACCAACACATATCAACTTCTAAATTATCAATAGCATTAGTATATTCTTCATATGTACTAAATGAATATGCAGGAAACGGTTTTGGTCTACTTGCTAGAATACTAATTTCTTTTTTCTCTGCATAAAACCTGTGTAGTAATTCATTATCGGTTGGTGTATAATTTTTTGGAGCAAGTATAATTCCGTCTTTGTTTTCTTTGTCTCCGTTACGAAATACATGCACATACTTTTGACTCCAATCGTCAGGCATGTATGTAAACTTAAAAAAATCACTTACTTCAACGTCATCAGGAACTAACCAAAACATATCAGTTGTAGTTTTTTCTTGTGCTTCTGCATATGTTATACCGTAGAAAACATCAAACGATGTCTTACCTGCAAGTACATCATATTTTGCACAAATATGCTTTTCCTCAAACACATCTGTATAAGGCTTTGTTGGTACTAGTTTAACTTTTTCCCAACTAAGTATTCTTTTACTACGTTTGTATACATATGGAAATTTGTATTCGCCAAGGGTAGTAGGTTTAAAATGCCACGGAAACGTTCTAAGTGTTTCGATACGTTTATCAATAATCCAAACGTAGTCGTGGTCTTTATATTGTTCAACAATACTATAATCCATTGTATCATCAGTATAGTGCTTTGGATATCCATGTAAAAAATGATTTTTTAAAACATCTTGTCCATTATACACTGTTTTACTTCGTTGTTCAAATCTGTCAACTGCTCTCATAATTTAAAACTCTTAGTTCCGTAATGTGCAACATTTTTACTTAGTGTTGCATCGATATAAATGTCAAACCCTGCATCGTTTGCATTTTTACAAAAGTATATATCTTCACCCATTATCGACTGCGATTCTTTGTGTTCAATATATTGATGCCATGGCCAATCTAGATATTCGTATACTTTTGTGTTTACTAACATGCACCCCATACCAACTGCCCAAACTTTGTGCAGCCCTGTTGACTCATTTAGTCTTAGAGAGAGGTCGTTAGAATCTGTAA